ATATAATCCGGCGAGCCAATAAACTCGCGGTCAACCTCTGTGAGCCTGCACAGAGCGTTGAACGTAACTTCGGGCAATCCTACCTTAATACTCATCGACTTCGCCCTCCCATGTAATGCCATGCTCGGCAAAGTATTCCATTTGGTGTTTGTTGGGCTTGGTGCGCTTCAATGTTGTAATGCAGCTTGATAACATGTGAAACATCTGAGCATCGTCAAAAGATAAGCAACCAGCATCGCCAGCCTCATCCCGCAAGCCAATGGATAATTTAAGCGCCACACTAGAAATCTCGCGCTTTTCCTTGCACTCTGAATGATGCCAGCCAAAATTATTTCTCAAAATGTCAGAATATCTGCGAAGATTTACAACGTCACGATATGCAAGGCGCATCAAGTGATGCACGTCCTCAGACAAAGACGAGCTTGCATAGTCCAGCTCGTTCAGAGCTTCAGTTTCCGCATCATCAAATTCAGCAACAATGTCTGCGCGGTCAAGCATGTCTTGCTTGATGCCTTCCCAAAATTTAATGTCTGTTGCGGTGGGTTTGGTATCGTTTGTCATTTTAAACTCCATGTTTGTGTTGTGCCACCAGTATTTGCATAGAAAAAACATATGCGCAAGCACATTTTCAACTGGCTCCCTATATTTTAAACATATATAAAGAAAACAGACACAAGGGGAGTCAAAACCATGTCAGATAAAAAGCGTTTAATTAACTTTGCAGAAGAATATGACCAGGTAATATCTGAGGCCGCGCGCAGGTCAGGGCTATCGTTTAGCGCGTTCTGCCGCAGTGCAGCATTAGAAAAGGCCGCAACAATCGTGCAGCATGTAGAGCAGCCGAGGGCCGATTGATGCTCATATATGGATGTGATCCGGGCTTTACCGGGGCAGTGGCGTTATACTGGACCGAAACGGGCAAGCTGGAAGTGCATGACATGCCGACGGTGAAAAACACGAAAGGTAAGACGGTCATAAACTGCCCGGCATTGCTGGACGTGCTACAGAACGAAAGCGGCGAGCGCTGCCTTGCCGTTATAGAGCAGGTGGCCGCGATGCGTGGTCAAGGAGTGTCTAGCATGTTCCGCTTCGGTGAGGGCTTTGGGATGCTTCAAATGGGATGCGCTGCAAACAAGTTGCCCGTGCAATTTGTAACCCCTGCAAAATGGAAAGGCTACTTTGGATTGAGCCGTGACAAGGGTGTGTCGCGCGGTCTGGCAATGCAACGCTTTCCGGATAACGCCAGCGATTTTGGCAGGGCGAAAGACGATGGACGGGCCGAGGCAAGCCTACTTTGCCTTTACGCGGCAGAAAATATGGTTTGAGCGGTTTGGGGTGGGTGTACTAAATGTGTATTAATTGTTTGGCCATATAAACAAGGGGTTTTGCGGTGTGTTTAGTACAATTAATACGCTTTTAATACAGTATTAATACAAGTGGTGTTTTTGTATTATTTGTATGAATTACCTTTAGGTATTCATACAAATAATACACACAAAAAACGTGAGGTTTAATATATGGCCTTTGATGGTAGAGCCTGGATAGAACAAAAGATAAGAGAGGGTCGGGCGATTGTTCGTCCTGTAGGCTATCACAAAGTGGCCGAGCCGTTGCAGGGGTTTGCGTCCCGGTTGAATGCTTGCCGGAGTTTGGAAGAGCTGGAAGGCTTCGCCAATCGTCGCAAATTTAATCCGGCATTGCCGCGCTGGAATGCAAGTGAACGTGATGCAATATTGCGGCGCAAGTTTGAAATGGAGAATGGGAAATGATTGACGTGAAAAACACAAGGTCAGAAGTGCTAGCGATTGCCGGGGAATTAATTAACGGCGAGCGTCAAGCTCACTACGGCACGCCACAAGATAACTTTGGGACGACTGCAGAAATGTGGGCGGCTTACCTTGGACGTGACATATCGCCCGCTGACGTTTGTCACATGATGGCCTTGCTGAAGATTGCAAGGCTAAAGCGTGGACCACATAGGGATAGCTCGATTGACGCTTGCGGGTACATGGCGCTCGGGGCTGAGGTGGCTGAATAGGTCTAGGGCTTGATCTAAGGCTGGTTTGAGGGCTAAAAAGGTTTTGCGGGTATTTTCCTCCCAATCACTCGCAAACTAGCTCGGCACGGCCCCAAAGCGTGCCGGGCGTCTTTTTACAGGAGCCTGGCAATGTCGTTCCAGATTGATTTTCGCATGATGCTCAATTGCGAGGATACAGACCAGCAAGAGACCGTTACGGGTCAGCTGATTGACCACGTTGAAGATCAGCTATCTGCTGGCGTGCCTGTAGAGCGAGTTTTACAAAGTCTTGCGGAGGTTATTCTTGAAATGCACGAAATGATAAATCCAGAAGGTGATACAGTGCATTAAAAAAGCCCGGCGCGGTGGCCGGGCTTTGTTTGTGTTATGGGTGGTGCTACCTGATGTTTTCCTTTGATACACGGTCAACCGAAAAACCATAAACAAAATTCCATTGGTCGCAACCTGCGCGCATCATGCTTTGAGCCTGCACAAATTCACCAGCGGAAACGTGAATTGTTAAATTATTGCGAACGTCCTGCCATGTTTCACATTCAATTGTGCGTCCGTTGCTTTGAGTTAAATACAGCATTTAATTGCCTCCCTACAGGTTTAAAAATAATACTGTTGCGATTGCAAGCCCAGCGGCAAAGCCTAAAACAATTTGGATTAATGCGACCTTGACTCGCTGGCGGATTTGTTTTGTTTGGCGGCGCGTCATTATGCTGCTACCCTATCAATAACAAAGCCCGATTGATCTTTGCGCGCTTTCCCCTTGGCATATAGCGCGACGATTGATTGCGCCGGGTCTAAAAAACGTAAATCGGTTTTATCGCCGTCAATCGTCGGCAACCCCAAAAAGCTTTCGGGAATGCTTTCCTTGTCGCGGAATACTACGGCAATATTCATTCCGCGCTTTAGCGCAATAAAGCATTGCTTTTCATATGCCGCGCTTGCTTCACTATAGCTAAACGTCAATTTATAGTTAGGTATATCAAGCGGGCGATTGGCAATCTTTGTATAATCGTAAAACATAATCTCGGGGAATATCTCAAAGAGATTAAGCCCATCATGCTTTATCAATTCCCATCTAACATCCGTTGTTCCGTTCAAGCGGATTGCGGGCTTGATACCGCGCTTGTCGCAATATGCCATAAAGCGAATACAATCTTTAACCAATTGCGCCATGAAGCCCGATTGATCTTTGATAAACCATTCGGCTTTGCGCGCGCGTCCCTTTTGTACGCTATTCATGGCGCCGCGCCCGGCCGTATTTAAGCAACCCTCAAGGCAACCTGCAGTTTCCGCCATAGGACAAAGATTGCGACCCAATGTTTTGTATGGGGTCATATACATGATTGCGGTTAAATAACCGGAGCCATTCCCTTTGACCGTCTTAGCATCGCCGCCCGCGCGGATTAGATTGCCAATGAAACTATATTTGATATCGCTTGTCATTGTCTTTCTCCATGTTTGTTTGTGTTATGCTTACTGTATATATGGTAAGCATATGCCGCGCAATAGTGACGTTACGTCACAAATTGTTTCACCTCCACGCAACACACCGCAACACACCTCAGCGCCCCGGCGCGCTCGCGTAGCAGATGTGGCTCAATAGTGTCAAGAATGTGTCAAGAATGTGGCGCGATACAATGCGCGACACAATGTCTTGCATTGTTTTGCATTTGCCAAATGCAGTACCGAGCAAAACAATCAGCTGGCAATTGTTCGGCATTGTACTGCATTTGGCAAACTCAGTACCGAGCAGAACAATGCAATCCCGATTGTTTTACTCGGTACGCAATTGTTCTGCATTTGCCAAATGCAGTACCGAGCAGAACAATGCAGAACAATGGAATCCCGATTGTTTTACTCGGTACGGCTTGGTTCTTTTTTGGCGAATAGCGAACAATGAGATGCAACGGTATACAATGACCCCCCCCCGGTCAACGATTTGCCGGGTAGTGTTATTATTATACAATTCACACACACGGGAGCCACCCCCGTACCCCCCTTGCCAAGCACATGCCACACAGCGTAAAATTATAAAAAATGGGAGTTTATCAAATGGCAGGCAAGGCGTTACAGAAGCGGATACTGTCCGATGTCACCAAGCAAGGCGGCGCAGAGTATCTGTTTGAGTATTTTTCCTCTGGTGGCACGATGGCTCAGCTTGCAACGCACTATGAGTGCAGCAGGGGTTACGTCAGTAGGTCGTTAAACTCTGTCACCGAATATTCTGCCGTGATTAACAAGGCGCGTCAGGAGGCTGCTGACGCGTTGGTTGAGCAGGGCTTGGAGATGGTTGATGCGTTAGACGGCGGAAGCTCTACGTCGGAGATTGCTGCCACGCGTGAGAAGGTAAACTGGCGCAAGTTTATGGCTGGCTCGTATAACCAAGAGCGATACGGCAATCGGCCTCAGACAAACGTGACCATATCTGTGAGCGACATGCACTTGGACGCGTTACGCAAGGTCAATGCTGACATTGCACAGATTGATGCTGAGGACCGCCAGCGTGAGGCAATGGCCATTGACGTTGATTACAAGGATGTCACAGATGATTAGTCTTATGCAAGGCGACTGCCTTAAATTGATGGCGACTATCCCTGACAAGTCGGTTGATATGGTTTTGACTGATCCGCCTTATGGCACAGGAGCGGATTAATGCAGTCGAAGCGTAATTCCGCCTTTGAGGCTGCTACGAATGTAATTATTGGCTACCTTGTTAGCGTGCTGGCAAATGTGCTGATCCTGCCTCTGTTTGGCTACAACGTCACCATTGGTGATAGCTTTGCAATTGGCTTGGCCTTTACGGTTGTCAGTTTGGTGCGAAGCTACGTTTTGCGGCGAATTTTTAACAGATTGGATAGAAGATGAGTAATGCCAACCCGCTAGAAGAGTTTGTGCTGCGTTACCGTGATGACCCGGCTTTATTTGTGACTGAGGTTTTGGGCGCAACGCCGTATGATTATCAGGCTGAGTTTCTCAACGCGCTGGCAAATGGTGAGCGCAAGATGAGCGTGCGCAGCGGCCACGGCACGGGCAAGTCTACGACGGCAAGCTGGGCTATGCTTTGGTTTGTTCTGCTGCGCTTTCCGAATAAGGT